ATAAACTAAAAAGAATGGGTGACAAAGAAGATTGGAAAGCAGCGAAAGCTATGGAGCCAAAACTTCGTACTTTTGTACCTGTTATTGTAAGAGGTGAAGAAGGTGAAGGAATCCGTTTTTGGGGATTTGGTAAAACTGTATATCAAGAAATTCTTGGATACATTGCTGACCCAGACTATGGTGATATCACAGACCCGACAAGTGGTAGAGATTTAACAATCGAATACAAATCAGCTGATGAAGCTGGTACGAGTTATCCAACTACTACTATTAGAGTTAAACCAAGTACATCTCCAATCACGGCAGATGAATCAAAAGTTCAAGGTTTATTGGAAGGACAAACTGAAATTACAGATTTATATTCTGAATTATCTTATGATGAATTAAAATCAGTATTAGAAGGTTGGTTAAATCCAAACGCAGAAGGTGAAACTAAACCTGTATCAGCAGGATTAGCTCAACCAAAAGCTGCACCAGCTCCTACAACACAACCAACTGAACCAAAAGCAGAAATCAACGCACCTCAGAAAACTGATGAAGTTGCAGCTGCATTTGATGACTTGTTTAACAAATAAAAACCAATTTAATGGCGAAAAAGAAAGTAAAAGAACTGGATCTTGCAGACATCCTAGCGGGTGAACTGAATAAACAATCCAAAGACCAAAAAGTAGCATTTTTTCTTAATGAAGATGAAGCTCCTACAAATGTAGATGGGTGGATATCGACTGGATGTGCTATGTTAGATGTGGCAGTTTCCAATCGTCCTTATGGTGGTTTACCTGTTGGTAGAATAACTGAAATAACAGGATTAGAACAATCAGGAAAATCATTAGTATCAGCCCACCTCCTTGCCGAAACACAAAAGCAAGGTGGTGTTGCTGTTCTTATTGATACAGAGACTGCAGTAAGTAGAGATTTTTTAGAAGCAATCGGTGTTGACGTTTCTAAATTACTTTATGTATCAGCAGATTCGGTTGAACAAATCTTTGATTTCACAGAAACTATCATTGAGAAAGTTAGAGAAACTTCCAAAGATAAAATAGTAACAATAGTAGTAGATTCAGTTGCGGCTGCTTCTACAACTAATGAATTAGCAGCAGATTACAAGAAAGATGGATATGCTACTGATAAAGCTATTATTATCTCGAAGGCAATGAGAAAGATTACCAATATGATTGGTAGACAGAAAATCTCATTGGTATTCACTAACCAACTTAGACAGAAGATGAATGCTATGTTCGGTGACCCTTGGACTACAAGTGGTGGTAAAGCTCTTGCTTTTCACGCATCTGTAAGATTAAGGTTAAAGAACATGGGACAAATCAAGATGAAACAAGGTGGACAAGATAGGACAGTTGGAATGAAAGTTCGTTGTCAGGTAGTAAAAAACAGAATGGGACCTCCTCTAAGAGCAGCCGATTTTGAAATATTTTTTGACAGAGGAATTGATAACTACGGTTCGTGGTTAAAGGTTATGAAAGAAAATAGCTTGGTAAAGCAAGCAGGGGCATGGTATACATATGTTGATACAGAAACCGGAGAGGAAATAAAATTCCAATCCAAAGATTTCATCGAGATGATGGGAGAAAAAGAAGAGTTACGTGAACAGATTTATAAGAAAATTTGTGAAGAAACTATCCTACAATATAAAGGAGATACTCTTGATATCGATAATATGGAAATAGATACTAAAGGGCCTGGAATTAACGAGTAAAAACAAAAATCAATATGAGTAAATTAATTACAATGTTGAGAAAGAGTGCTGAGGCTGATAAAGCCAAAGCACTTTTATCTCTCGAATTACTAGATAATAAGGCGGTCGGTATCGGAGACCATTCTACTGCAGATTTCTACAAAAATGCAGAAGAAGCCCTTGTTATGTTAGTAGATGCAGATGATAGGTTGGGAGCAATTGAAAAATACTTCCCTCCAACAAAAGAAGTTATATAAATGAAAGAACTATACAAAAACATTTTAGATTCGGTTGAAACTGATAGAACCCAAAATATCAATAAACACAAGAATTCTCGTGTATTAATTATTGATGGGTTAAACACGTTCATCAGATGTTGGTCATCAATACCAACTATGAATGAAGATGGAGACCACGTAGGTGGTGCTACCGGTGTACTAAAATCAATAGGTTACGCAATCAGACAAACTCAACCAACTCGTGTTGTTGTAGTGTTCGATGGAAAGGGTGGTTCAACATCACGTAAGAAAAAATTTAGTGGATACAAAGCTCAAAGAGATTCTAATAAACTCAGAGTAAATCGTGCTTATAAAGGTATGATGAACGATGAGGATGAAAGAGAATCTATGAAAAGACAATTTGTTTGGTTAAATGAAATGTTAGATGGGTTACCACTCACAACTATGATATATGATGGTGTTGAGGCAGATGATATAATGGCTTATATCTCTACCACACTTCTCAAGGAAGATGAACAAGCGGTAATTATGTCAACAGATAAGGATTTCCTTCAACTGATTGATGATACGACTATCGTTTGGTCACCTACCAAAAAGAAAATGTACAATACAAAAATGGTAAAAGAAGAATATGGTATAGAATCCAAGAATCTTTTATTATATAGAGTATTGGATGGAGATAAATCAGATAACATTCCTGGCGTATATGGATGTGGAATCAAAACAGTATTGAAGAGATTCCCAGAAATTGGACAAGAAGAAAAGTTATCAGTAGATGATTTATTAAAACTTTGTGAAACCAAATATGATGAGACAAAGGGTAAGATAAAGATATATAAAGATATTCTTGGTTCTAAAAACCAAATTTTATTAAATAGAGAACTAATGCAACTAGATGATGTTGATATTAGTGGTACTATTAAAATGAATACTTTAGATAGATTTAACGAACCAGTTCCCTCTCTAAACAAATTAGATTTTATGAAAATCCTCCTTAAGTACAAGGTTATAGGAAACTTCGGTGATATCAATGATTGGTTAAAAACCACATTCGGTAACATCATTACAGATTAATTTATTGGGTGATTGAAGCCAATCATAATAAAACCGATGATGTGTAGCCTATCAGGTAAAGAAAGCCGGACATCACCCGTAAATTATTTTAAAAAAATTAGGTTATTACAAATATATTTCGTATATTTGTATTCAAATTACTAAAACACTTAAATGCAAGAACAAGTAGATACATTATCAAAATATGGGCAATCCTTTCAATCAAAGGTTCTTTCAGCTCTTCTTGTTGATGGTAAATTTTTAGATACGATATCTGAAATAACCACACCTAAGTTTTTCGAAAACGATGCAAGTAAGTGGATTGTTAGTGAAATTTTAGAATATCATGATGGGTATAGAAAACCACCAACATTAGATGTATTCAAATCTCAGCTATCTAAGGTAGATAATCCAATATTAAAGAAAACAGTTATAGACCAACTAAGACACGTTTTCACACAAGTTGGTAATGTTGATTTAGAATACATTAAGAATGAATTTACAGATTTCTGTAAAAATCAAAATCTTAAAGGAGTTATATTACAATCAGTTGATTTACTTCAAGCTGGTCAATATGATAGAATTAAAGATTTGGTAGATAGTGCAATGAAAGTTGGTACTGAAACTGATTTGGGGCATAATTATAAGACAGATTTTGATGAAAGAGCAAGTGAATTAAAACGTTCTACTGTTCCAACTAATTGGAGTCCTATAAATGATTTAATGGATGGGGGATTAGGACCAGGTGAATTAGGAGTTGTTGTTGCACCATCGGGTGTGGGTAAAACGTGGATACTTACTGCATTAGGTGCAGATGCCGTTAAAAGAGGGCTAAGTGTGGTTCATTACTCTATGGAGTTATCAGAACACTATGTTGGAGCTAGATATGATACCGTGTTTACACAAATACCATCAACTGATTTAAAAGAAAGAAAAGATGATGTTAAATCTAAAGTAGAATCTCTAAAAGGAAAGCTACTTATTAAGTATTTTCCACCAAAAGGGGTTTCTGTTAAAAAGTTAAATCAACATATTGAAAAAATGATGATTTCTGATAATAAACCAGATTTAATCATAGTAGATTATGCAGATTTATTATTATCAGATTCAAATAAAGCTGATTCAACATATGCTGAACAAGGTGGAGTTTATATAGACCTACGTGGTATGGGTGGTGAATTGGAAATTCCAATTTGGACAGCATCTCAAACTAATCGTTCTGCTATTGATTCAGAAGTTATTGAAGCAGATAAGATTGCAGATTCATATGCTAAAGTAATGAATGCAGATTTCATTATGAGTTGGAGTAGAAAATCAAAAGATAAATTGAATGATACTGCAAGAGCACATATTATGAAAAACAGATTTGGACCTGATGGAATTACGTTTCCATGTAAGATGAATACGAATACAGGTTACA